TCTGACGGAAGAAGATTATATCATGGCAAGCGACACCGCGCTGAAGGTGTTGCAGCAAAGTTCCAAGGAGAATCGGGAGCGTGCCGAACGGATGGCCATAGAGGAAGTATCCGGCTATCTGCGCAGCCGGTATGATGCAGCAAAGGTATTTGCAGCCACCGGTGATGACCGCAACGACCTGATTGTGATGCGGACCTGCGATATCGCACTTTACCACCTGTCGTCATGGCTTCCTAACCGTATGGGGCACGAGATACGCAAGGAGCGTTACGAACTCGCCCTGAAATGGTTGGAAGGGGTACAGGCCGGGAAGATTACGCCGGACTTGCCGACCGTGACCGGGGAAGACGGGGAAGAGGACATAAACAACCCTATGAAGTGGGGTTCGGAGAAAAAGAACATTTATATATGGTAGGCTATGGCAAAAAGAAACAGATACAGCAATGACCTAAGGGTCGGAAATTTCAACCTGGCATCTGCCCGCGACCGCAAGCGGATCCAGTCGATGACCGTCGAACTGAAGCTCCAGGCCGATGCGCTCACGCAAAAGGACATGCGCTCGTGGCGGCAGGCATGGCAGACCGCCATCGACGTTGAGAACCCACGAAGGGGAAGGCTTTATGACATCTACCGTGACGTTGAAGTGGATCTTCACCTGGGCGGCTGCGTGGACCAGCGCAAAGGCTTCGTCGAAAAGAAAAGTTTCAAATTGGTGGACCGGGAGGGCAAGCAAAACGATACGGCCACGCAAATACTGGAAGCTGCCTGGTTCAAAGACATGGTCGGATACATACTGGACTCCCGCTATTGGGGGCATTCCCTCATACAGCTGGGTGATATCATCACGGTAGAGGGCGAAATGCGCTATACCGGCGTCAAGGTGGTCAACCGGAAACACGTGATTCAGGAGTATGGCGTAATCATACGGGAACAGGGCGATGAATGGAAATCCGGCATACCCTACCGGGATGGGCCGATGGCAGACTGGGTGATTGAAGCCGGGAAACCGCATGACCTCGGCCTGTACCTCAAAGCCGCCACGCAGACCATCCCGAAAAAGAACATGCTCGCCTATTGGGACCAGTTCGGGGAAATCTTCGGGATGCCGATACGTATTGCCAAAACATCATCCCGTGACCCGAAAGACCGGGCGCAAATTGAAAACATGCTTTCCAATATGGGGGCAGCCCCGTGGGGCATGTTCCCGACAGACACGGATATAGAAATCAAGGAGACGACACGGGGCGACGCTTTTAATATTTATGACAAACGTATCGACCGTGCCAACTCAGAGCTGTCGAAAGGCATCCTGAACCAGACAATGACCATCGACAACGGCAGCAGTCTGTCCCAGTCGGAAGTCCATCTGGAAGTATTCGAGAATGTGGTGGAAAAGGATGCCGACCTCGTAAGGGATATTGTAAACGACCAGCTTCTGCCGCGTATGATAAAGCACGGCTTTCCGGTAAAAGGGCTGCACTTCGAGTGGGACGACAGCGTGGACTACACCCCGGAACAGCAGTTTGAATATGAGAAAATGATTGCAGACCGCTACGAGGTAGACCCGAAATATTTCATCGACAAATACGGTGTTCCCATTATCGGCGAGAAGAAACAGCCGGAACAGGCAGCCTTGGCACGCCCTTTTTTCGACTGAGCCCGGATGATTATGCCGGGCTGCACAACCGTATCGGGGAACTGTACCACACAGGCTCCCTGCAACTCTCTGCCGAAGATTACCCGGATACTTCCGGTGTGGAGTCGGCCTTTGAAAAGGCTATGAAATGGCTGCATAAAAAACGCATCTTCGGGGCAGGCATGCTCAGCGAAAAGCCGGTGCGCCATCTGATAGAGGAAACGGCCTCTTACCTGTCGAAGGGCATTGAACGGGGAATCATGGAGGAACAGCCGTCAGAGGCGATGGTCTCCAGCCTCCGTGAAAGCGCCGGTGTCTTCTCCGGCTTCAAGACGTTTCACGAAATGAAGGAAGCGGCAGGTTTGTTGCTGGATGAGAACGGCGGTCTAAAACCGTTTGAACAGTTTTCAAACGATGTTCAAAAGATTAATGATGCTTACAACAAGCATTATTTGAAGACGGAATACAATTTCGCAGTACAGAGCGCACAGATGGCCGCAAAGTGGGAAGAGCAGCAAGACGATGGCGAGGGTCGATATCTGCTCCAGTACCGCACTGCCGGGGACAAAAAGGTACGTCCGTCACACCGGGAAATGGAGGGCATCACCCTGCCTGCATCAGATCCTTTTTGGGATAAGTATTACCCGCCGAATTCATGGAATTGCAGATGCCAGGCCGTTAAGGTCCGTGTATCCAAATATCCGGCAACGGACAGTAGTGAGGCCATGAAAGCAGGAGATAAGGCGACAGAAGGCAAATACGCGGAAATGTTCCGGTTCAACCCCGGTAAGCAGCGTGCGGCCTATCCTGCTTACAACTCGTACACCATTAGCAAGTGCAAGACCTGCAAGAAACGGCAGGAACTGGCGAAAGTGCCGAGCAACGAACTTTGTGCGGCATGCCCGATTATTCATGAATGCGCAGGGGATATTGCCAAATCGCAGGCGGCCATCGAACGGAAGCACTACCTCAGGGAAATGCAACCGCTGTTGAAGAAAAAGATCACGCTGGAGATTGACGGGGTGAAAAAAAGTATCGGGTTCCGCAAGAATGGGAATGAACACCTATATAGTGATACATTCGGGAGATCTTCTGTTTTGAAGAAAGAACATTTATCCGGACTGGATAAGGTTCTTGCAGAATCTGTATATGTCAAATGTGTAGGAATAGATCCTTCCCACCCCAAAAAGGATATAAAACGTTTCTATTATTTTAAAGGAGAGATTGACGGGAAAACTGTATATCTAAATGTGGGTGAAACTGATTTTGTCACAAAGAAAGGAAATGTGGTACATGATTGCTACCTGTATTCTATCACAGATAAAATAAAATAAACGTATATGTTGGCGGCATCTTAGGTTTACAGGACCAGGTCTGCCCACTCAACACATACGTTTACATCGCAAATATACAACTAATAATCTAAAATCCAATCTTATGGACGAAGATTTTAAAAAAGAGGTCATCGACCGGTCGCTGGAAGATATCAAGGTCGAATTTGACGAAGAGTTCGACCGGAACTTCGAACGTACAGCGTTTTTTGACGAAAAGCAGTGGCCGGAGCGCAAATTTGATGACGGCGTCGGGTCGCTCATGCAGCGTACCGGTGGACTACGCGGGAGCATCCGGAGCCGGAAACGGCGTGACGAGCTGGTTTATTCTTCTTCCAAACCCTACGCACGCATTCATAACGAAGGCGGGGAAATCAAGGTGACAAAGAAGATGAAAGGGTACTTTTGGCATAAGCTGAAAGAGACGCAAGACAAGTACCAGTACAGAAAGGATGGTGAAAAACGGAACAACAAGCGGAACCGGCAGCTCTCCGACAAAGAGGAGTTTTACCGGGCAATGGCCTTGAAAAAGGTAGGTTCGACCATCCAAATTCCCGAACGCCGCTTCATCGGAGCGGGGCGGGCAACCGACCGGATTATCCGCGAGATAACAGAACAGAATTTTGAAGACTATTTAAAACGACATCCAATCATAGACAAATGAGAAAGATATTATACCAGGAACTAAAGAAACGCCTGTCGCGCCTTTTACTGGCCGACGGTGGCGATATTGTCTTCGTATCGGAAGAACGTATCAAGGAAATACAGGAAGCCGGAGAAACGCCCGATTACGCAATCAGGCATATCGGACTTTGGAACCGACAGGTGGAGTTCATCGAACAGGAGTCGCATTTCCCGATGCCCGCCGTGTTTGTGGAGTTCGGAAAACTGTCGTGGAGGCATCAGCAGGGAGGCTTGCAGGATGCCGACCTGACCATAGGGCTGCATATCCTGACCGAAGCCCTGCCGGAAGGGTACGACGGTGAGGAGTTTCATTTGGATTTGCTCGACAAAATAAACCGATGCCTGCACGGGTTCACCGGCAACTATTGGGGTGCGTTCAAGCGCTCTGCGTCCATTCCCTGCCACGACCACGAAGAGATACTGGATGACACGGAGGTTTATCAAACTCTTTTATATGATGATTCAGCGGTCAAGAAACTGGTAAAACGGCCTGTACCGGCCGATATCAATGCGCAGGTGAGAAAACTCTGATCAGCCAAAAAGCGACAGTTGCAAATCCTCCTTACGCTCCATTATCTTGGGATTGGCTGCGGCATTGATGTAATTATAGAAGGTGTTTTCTGAGATGCCATAAATAGGATGGATGTAGCGTCGCCAGATCTCGCGGTTAGATAGTCCGGATTTGGCGTATTCGTCATAGATGGCGTTCACCTCGATGACACGTTTTGCATAGGAACATCCTTTTGGCTTCATACTCTTACAATTACTTCAATTACAAAAGTACAAAAAAGTCATTTCCAAAAGAAACAAACGGCAGGACATTTTTACACATCCTGCCGTTTGATAAACTTTAGCTCTCCTTTCCATCAAGCTTTTTCTACATAAATCCCAACCAANTAGGTTTTGCCCCTTTAAAAAACGTCTTTTTATCGTCTACTCTACTTTTTCTACATAAATCCCAACCAACGCCGACAAATCCTGATAAACCGGTTGTCCGGTGTTCCGGGCACATCTGTAAGTAACACCGCCCTGAGAATAGTATTTGCCGGAGAACAATTCCATATTATTATTGTACGGTATTGGATCATCCTGCGTTCCCGAGTGTTTCTCGTTGATTTCCTCATAGAGGGCCGCGGTATCAATGCTGGGGGGCTGGTTTGCCAGGACAGTGGAAATCTCCTGTCTTACCCGGTAGAGACGATCTTCATACCGGACGCGGAATTTCGCTTTCAGAGTCTTGCCGATGAAGTCTTTCCATTCAGGGTGGATTTCCTTCAACTGGAGAGCTTCATTGTTCGTCATGTCGGTATTGTTGATGGTCATTTGCGCAAAGAGGACCGCTTGCTGTTCCGGCGTTTTCTTGGCCGAGGCGATAGCTATACGTACTTCCTCCAGCGTCATGGAGGACGGTTCCGGGTAACCTTCCTGAAAATTGATTGCAGTCAGCGTATCGATTGTACCGGCATTGGCAATAGAATCAAGTTGCTTTTTGATGTTTTTATCACAGTCACCATAATTGGCCAATACACGGCCGGAAATGAACAAAGCTTCATCGGGTGAGACCTCGACCACTCCGGATTCTGTTATAAGGGGAACGGTTGCATCGTTGTCTTTCACCGCCTGTTCTGCCTGGCTGCGCAACAGAAGTATGCCGCTTCG